AGACTCTGTAACGCTTATGTAATTATTTACGTCCCGAATGAACATTTGGTTATAAGTATCACCCTCCATTTCAAGCTTGGTAATCTCCTCCCACCTCTTCACCCACTTATCAGCTTCTTCAAATTGTTCAACATCAACAATGTATTCAAAGCCGTCAGTGTTACACATGATAATCCGAGCATCACAATGATCAATCAGCTTTTCCATAAGCATACACAAAGACAACTGACCACCAATGGTAATCGCCATTGTATAAGCCGGATCAAGCAACGGACTGAATTCGTTGTTACTATCCCCATACACACCGTTTAGTGCCAACTTCAGTGCTGCGTTAGCTGCTGAGCCTTTAGGTTGCCGCTTACGTTCCACGTACAGGTCTGCGTAGACCTTGCAGAAAGTCTTACCCAAATGCTCAGGATAAATCTGATTAGCAATCGCCATGTTTGGGTAGTAGCTGGCAACGTCAAGAGTTCGGATCTTACGTTTCTCAGTGCTACGGATTTGTCCTTGTATTGCCCCATGAATGCCTCCGACACCATAATCATAACGGAAGCCATTAATGACCACATTCAATGTCTCAGCAACACTCCAGCACCAATAATAACTCTTAGCTCCTTTCGGTGATTTAAGTTCTTTCTCTTCAATCCAACCTAATGGTTGTTCTTTCTTCAGTTCCGCAATTTGTTCTTCTTTGGGGAAGAATGTCTTACTGCGTGTTCCTTTGAAATCATCAAAACCATATTTGGTGCAGTCGGCTTGATTACCGAGCTTCTTTTTCTTGACAACCATTTCAGCATACTTGGCTACATCTCCAAGCTGATGTTCCATCAAATCACTGAACACCCCTTTAGTCTCAGTGATAACTTGAGTCTGAAACCACTTGTGTACAGCTTGAAACTCTGGACGATCAAAATTGATATACGGAAACAAGCAATTCTTGATTATAATCTTGTCCCTTTTAGTCTGACGGACCTCCTTACCATATTCAGTTTTTATGTAGCAACTACCCGGAGCTTCCTTCTCCAGTGTACGAATGAACAGCTCCTTGCCAATCTTCGTATCGTTAAAATTGGTGCAATCAAACCCAAACTGTGTAGTCAATTCAGCCCGAAGTTTTAGGTTCTCATAAGAATACCAATAGAACTTCAGAGTCTCCATGACATCGTGTTTGTTGTATTTAATTAGTACATCTTTCTGTGTATCATCAAGCATCATACCAACAGGGTAAGGAAGATCCTCAATGTTGGTAGAGCGCATGTTGTACTCAAGCATCTTCAAAGATGTCGAACGTGCTTTATTATCGAAGTGATGAATCTTGAACAGATCCACCTGTGGAATTACAACATCCTTTTCTTTGATTGCACTCCCGAACTTATTCTCCTTGCTGGAATTAATAAGTTTCATTGCAACATCGTACAGCTCTTTAACTGTAATCTTGAGCTTCTTATCTGTGCCGTGAATCTTGCGGGCTTTCTGTAAGATGTAGTGAATGACAGGGTAGTCGAAGTTATTGTTATTGAATCCTACAAAACGATGACCAGCCGATTTCACCTTACGAAAGAAATCAATAAGATCCTCTACCTCATTCTTACGGTCACTGATTTCAAAAGCTCGCATTCCTTTACCGTTTGAATAGACCGCAGCAAACGTGAAGGTGTTTGGGTAAGTTTCAATATCAAATACCCAGTCACCGTTAAAGAATTTCTTTTCCACCGCTAAATCTCCTAATCTGAACGGAGGATTCTAGCCCTCCTTATTTCAAAAGTCAACAATATGTGCAGGAACTTCTAGATTTTCTACTGATGGTGGTTCCAATAGTTCTTCGATATATGGGTCAGAGGTTGCAAACATATGTGTTGTAGCACCATCGTAACGTAACCATCCCGCGTCTCCAGTGTTCCCAGTCCGACGACATTTAACTAACTGTAGTTTAGTAGCTGACTTTTTAATGGTATCAGGGTTCATCTTATCACGAGAAATCAGAATTGTATTGAACGCAATTTGATTCAAGCTTGAGGAACCCATTAATTGGTATTCAGTAACAGCGTGTGGGTTCTCTTCAGAAGGTTTGCGCATGTGTGAAATAGCCACCACACAAGTGTCTGTCTCTTTTGCAAACTTCAGCAACGTATCCATGAACTCAATGATTGCACCGTTATCGCTACTGTTCACGCCTGCCTGAACTGGATCGATGACAATTACATCGCAGTTTTCAGCCTTGGCTAGATAATTGAGCTTATCGAAAATCTCAGTGGTTGAAATACTCCCTTGGTGGTCAACATACACAAACTGATCTTTCTTTGCAAGGTTCTCAAAGAAACGATTCTTCAAAGCTTCAATGTCTACGTTCTCACGATTTACTGTGCGCAAGTTCATACCAGCATCAAGTGAGAGTAGATCACGCACCACTTCGCGTTTAGTACCTTCTAAGTACATTGCACCCACTTTAAAGGTGGTGTTCTCAATAAGTGAATACACAATATTATTCACAATCGAACTTTTACCAATAGAGGTCAAAGCACCAATAATCGTGATTTCACCCTTCTCCATTCCACCATTCATCATCTCATTAAGGTGTGCCCAAGAAGATGGAAATGGAATCTTTACATTATTGTCTTCACTCTCAAAGTCATCCCACATTTGACTAAGGTGAAGAACATCTACACGACTGAATGGTGTGGCTTTCCAGAACAACTGTTTAAGCTCTGCTGTGCGTCCTGTTTTAACCATGTCGGAGGCATCTTTGACGCCTGCTGGTAGTTTAGCAATAAAAGCTTTACCCGGAGTCAGTAGACGAGCTGCTTCTTCTACATATTTCTGTGCCGATTCGTCTTGATCGAACGAAAGAATAACTTTAGAGAAGCTATTAATGTATTCAAAGTTAGCCTTGAATTGTTTGATAATACTACCATCACCACAAGTCACGCTCACAACGGGTGTCCAATATTCCACACCATCTTTCTTTGAGTAAAGCGCTTGGGCAAATGCCAAGGCATCTTCTTCCCCAGTTGTTATGACAAGATACTTCTGACCAGCTTCAAATACAGACTGACCGAATAGCTCATTAGTTGCTTTTGTACTACCAATCCCCACAAAGTCTTTAGGGTTCATCCTTTTCTTAAAACCTACAACTTTACCATCTGATGTTGATGGGTAATATCGGGCTGTTACGTCAAAGCTTCCCTCGATTTCGGTATGGACACCATATTTAGTTGATACTGGTTGACCAATACCACGTTCCTTCCAACCGCGAAAAGGAATTGTTTCAATGCTTGTAAAATCCAATACTTCTGACACTTTGTGTTTCCCCTCTTTAATTTTAATTCCCACTTCTTCTAGTTGAGAATGATTAAAATAATTTGTGCATACAAAACAGTAGGCATCATGAACTTGATTCCCATCAACCTCTTTTGCATATACTGCCATACCGTCTGAGGATGAGCAATCATCTCCAATACAAGCAGCATGATAGAGAAGCTCACCATCTGGTTTTTCGTATTTACTCAAAACGCTCTCCTAATTTAGTCCCAACTATCTAACCAACTTTCCTACCAAACACACTCTACCACACCCTACTTCCACATTACAACACACTAAACATAGCGTCTTTTAGCCTAGCTAGGGAGCGTTAGCGACCAACCCCTACCAACCCTACTCCCAAGTCCTTTAAACGCCTAGAAGGGTGCTGTACTACGCTGTAATGTTGGTTATTGTTTGACTGTAGTAGGAGCTTGCACAGCCGCCATAACACAATGCTCAGTTCGTGTAAGAGATTGTTCACAAATACGAATATCTTTCTTCATCTGATCAGTGTCCCATGCGTAGCCCATCAGAGTAATGCCCATTATAAGCCCGAAAGTCCACATATAAAGATTCTGTAGGATTTCCATCACTCACCCTCCTCCAAAACTTCACTACTCTGATCATTATAATAAGCCACTACTACAAACTCTGGCAATGATTCTACAGGAAAACCATTATCAACGAAAGTCTTAAATTGCTTTTGTTCTTTCTTTGCAAAAGTTTTACATTCTTCCAAGGATGTGCTATGGAAAATTGCAATACCGCCTTGTTCTTGTTGGAACAGTACAACTTCATAGCCTACTACGTCTTTCATTTCAATACACCTCATAATAAGATTTCAAAGTTTCATAATCATTCAGAATTTCTTCACTAACTTTACCATACAAAAACGAATAATTAAACTCGCAATCCCGGAACACTCGACCATCAATATCTTCTGACTCATAAGCCAGTTCATGAATGGACTCAAAGATTTCCTTATCCTCCTCAGTTTCTACCTCGAAAGCACTAATCGCATATTGTACACGACCATATCCATCATTCCAATCGTTTCGTGTATCTTCCATGGCACGAGCAAGCATAAAGTATTTATCTTTCTTGTCAAGGACATCCAACACATCAGACCACTCAAAGTCTTCATCCAGATTATATTTAACCTGCAATCTCGCTTTAGCAAGGATTTCTTTCTTAGCTTTCTCGGTCTTTTCTGCCTCTTGTAGCTCTTTGCGGATCGTACCCTTGAGTGTATCAGCATGACGCTTGTACGTGTCTACAGCACTCTTAATTAGCGTTAACATACGCTCACTTTCATCACTCACAGGAATTCCGCGCTGCAAGTCCCCTAGGTATCCAGCAGAATGAGTTGTTGTAGTCTTTGTACGTGAACGTTGAGTCTTGAATTCAGATGTGGAGTAGTTACTTGGAATACCAATATCCTTCATAATCTGACTAATCTTTTCACGTACCTTCTGATTATTCTCAATCGCTGGAAGGTTAGCTTCGTGTTCAGCTAATACTTTAAGACGTTCTACCTCAGCTTTCTCAAGGAGATGTGACAATTTATTGTCCACTTCTTCAATAGTCTTAGGGTCACGCTCATAGTAGCTACTTCCGTATTTGAAAGCATTAGCTGCGTATGTGTTAGCCACAGAAGGCATTGTGATTTTATTTAGCTTCATCACAGAGGGAATGTTACTTTCTGCTTTCTTTTCGAGAGCTATAACCAATCCTTTTACGAAATCAAAAGCTTCATCAATGTTCTTTACGTATTTCATTTAATTCCTCTCCTGAAAAACACTCTCAACATAATCTCCCCAAGCATTTGGGTAAGTAGTTCTATCATGTGTCTTTGGTGTTTGCATAAATTGGCTGATTGTGGTGCTTCCTTGTGTATCCATTAGCTGGCTCAAGCAGTCATGACAAATATAGCCATGTTCATAACTATAGTAGTCACACATGATGTTTCACAACCTTGCCTATTACACGCTAGGACACCCATTATTTAACCTCCAAAGTAGCATTCACTGGTGTAAAGACATCACCTTTGTGTTCATTTTCATCATAAACCTCTCCACTGTCAAGGCACACTGTTTTGTAGTCTTGTGTGAAGATCATATACTTTTGAAACCGGCTGGAAATGTATACTTGACCAAATACTAAAAGCTCCCAACCAAGCTCTTTAAATTCACGACTTCTGTCATTAATATTCATCTTCTCTCCAACCCTATATTTAAATTAATCTTGCATACATTATATACGTGTATTGTTTCTTCGAAATGTCAGCGAAGGATATAGCTTAAGGCTCAGTATGCCGAGGAGTAAAGCTGTTTTGTGACTGTATATCTTCCGCCTATCATTTGTGGGCCGTAATGATCAATTGAAAAATGCATATCGGACGTGATGAAGTCATACTTTGTACAGATTTGCAATAAGAAATCATACAAATCATCAGTGTTCAGGATCTTTGTTACCACTTTTACATTGTCGTGTACTGTATAGAGTCTGCTCATTGTGCATTGCTCCTGTGTGTTCGATGCAATCAAGATTACTCCTCCAATCAAAGCCTGTCAAGCACCTTTCCCAACAAAATTCTCCCAGCCTCTCTCAGTGAATCTTTTTGATTCCCCTCTTGACTTCACCCCTTGATCTGTTATGATTGGCCTACATTAATTGAGGAGGGGTTGTTATGAAGCTTGAAAGCTTGACTATTATTTTTGAAAACTGTGAGCACTGTAAGGTGCAAGCCGATGATATCACCAGTATTAGTCTCATGGGTATAACAGAAAGCTTGTTTGGTAAACCGGACAACATGCGTCTACGGCGATCAGTGAAAGACCTGTACTTGTCAATTAAGAATAATGATGTGGACAGAACACAACGTTTGTGTAAATACAATGACATCACAGGAGTTGAACTCTTCTTTGAATTTGAAGCCAGTCAGTTCTACACTGTGGAGTGGGCACCAACTGATACTGATTATGAAAATAGTCGTCAGAGGGTTGATCAGGAATATTGTGATACTGTCTTTATTCGTGTAGATGATGAGAAATCAAATGAAAAAGAAATTTAAAATTATTGACGCATGTTCTGGAGAGAAATTTAAGCTTGGGGAGGGGGACTAATGAGTAAGTCTAAGATATGGAAATTTGTTATAGTGGTTACGTTTATCTGTACCATTGTGTGGGCATACTATAGCATTATAGCTGAATGTAAATCTGGTGGTGGTCATCTAGTTAAGACGTTGCATAACACATATGAATGTAGCGCGGAGAGGTAGGGATTAAACATGAACACAGACAACGGTACAGATTGGGACAAGGTAGGTAATACAATTATCATCTATCATACAAACGAGGAACATCCTCTGTGGCTGAGTAGGGAGGATCTTGAAGAGATGTTGAGGGTGTTGGGGGTGAGTATTGACAAGACATTCCACTGAAAATACACATTTAAACAGTGAATTCAACCTTGTGTTTGGAGGGTATAGTGTGAGATTATGTGCGCTTGAATCGCACAACAGAGGGCTGTATGGCTTTTATACCTACGGACGTTAGGGTGTTTCGCCATACGGCTCATGAGTATAAACACCTCAATAGTTATATTGAATAAAATAGATTGAAGTAATAAGATTGAAAAGAAAGAGAGTGTTAAATTCAAGATCGGAGCACGACATGAGCAGAGCGAAGATCTTTTCTCTTGATTGTATATTAGCATTATTTGTTTTGTGTATGGCTTAAGATTGGTGTGAGCTTTACCATTGTTTTGTGTGCAAGAACGAAGTGAAAGAGATATGAATTGTCCGTGGGGTCAAACGCCACACGGTATAGGTAAAGAATCCCTACGGAGAAATAACATGAGTCTTATCGTACCAAAGCACTTGCTGGCATGGATTGACCAGAATCGTGGCACGAAGTCACGCCAATCATTCATACTGCAATGCGTATTTAAAATGATGGAGGTGTCTGAAATTAAAAATAACTAATCAAGTCAAGAACTTTAGGAATAACAAACAAATGAAAAGAACTTTAAGAACTGAGGTATGTAATGAAAAAGCAAGAACAATTTTTGATGGTGCCCTATAACCTATTGAGTGCGGCGGGTTACATTTCAAAAGGTGGTGAGTGTGTAAAGATGAATCTTACAGAAAAGATTATTTATGCTCATATCCGTAATCGGTTTGATTTCTTCAGGGGACTGGGTAAAGAATACTATGACACTCAGCAAGCTATCGCTGATGTGTGCAATATGGATATTAAAGCAACAGGAAATGTACTCAGGAAATTCATTAAGAACGACTTGACTACAATCTACAAGAAGCCATACGGTAACTTTGTAAAGAATGTGTATGTCAGCGTTCCAGCTTTGCGTTTGTGGTATAAAGACAAACCTATCCCAGTCGAGTTTGTGGATGATTTCGAGTACACAATACCGGATAATTTCCTTGTGGATCTGCCGGATATTGGCTATTCCAAAGAATATGAAATTGAAAGTAATGATATAGATTTGGAGTGGTTGCAATGACGTGTGGTATATACAAGATTGTAAACACAGTAACAAACAAGGTTTATGTAGGATCAAGTAAGGAAGTAGAGAAAAGAATAAAGTCTCACTTCTCAATGCTAAAGAAGAAAAAGCACCATAGTGTACCACTTCAAAATTCTTACAATAAACACGGCGTTGATTGTTTTACTCATGAGGTTATAGAAGAGTGCGCAGTAGATACTTTATTTTTAAGGGAGCAATATTGGATTGATAGTCTAGACTCCTACCACTCTGGTTACAACGCCTCCGAGTCGAGTGTCTACCCGACTAACAAGCATTCCCTCAGCGTATTAGATAAGAATTCTAAGCACATAGAAACTATCATATACAACTTACTAGAGATTCAAGATCTTAAAGATTCTACTCCCACAGACATCCAAATTAGCTGCTTAGGTATAGGCGCTTATAGTGACGGGAAGCTTAAATTTATCAAATACATTAAAGCGACCGAAATATTAAAAGAGATTCTTCTTAAACTTCCAGAACTTGATAATACTTTAGAGTACCAGATCGGCAGTATTAGCTATCAATCAAATACAATAAGTAAGTTCCGTATTGTACCTATTGGTATAAAAAGCCAATTAAAGGTTGTACACGATAGATTCAAAACTAACTATATTTACGATCAGTTAGTACAAATGTTTATATCAGATATATGTACTAATAAATACGGCCAGTGGATCATAGATGAGATGATTAGACGAGGTGTAGCCTTTGGTGATTTTATAGAGCCAAGGAAAACGTGGTAAATATTTACATAGGAGCCTTGACAGGCTCCTTTTTATTGTCCATAATTCCTACATCAGCCACTCACACAGAAGCTTTCTCATGAATATATTCTCAACATCACATTGCCCTATCCAGTCTGCACAAGACTTGACAAATATTCATGTGTCGAAAATGGCTGTGGAATCGTGCCAATTGTTGTCTACAGCTCACTACGTCCTAGACGGCATTCAAGTTGGTTACAAACCTACGCATTCCGGGCACCCTTCTAGCAAATGGACACGCAACTCATCAGCCAACTATCAATGGCTATATGCTCACTACAAGGCTCTATGCTCGGAATATACATTCCGTACAGGTAAGGTTCATAAGAGTAGTGAATTGTTGTCTATACTCTCTTCTCTCCCTAAGAATATTAAAGAGGGTGGGCTTGAACCATTTGCACTCTGTATGCCAGAGGAACACAAATCTCTCCTTGATTTAGTTGAGGAGTCGATAAATGGTAATTGTGAGGTTTGTCACAAAGGCACAATGAAAGAAATGTCTATTTACGATGACATGGATGGTATGCTAACCTGTGACAAATGTGGAGTGAGGATTAAGAATTGAGGACATTTAAACGCTATGAGAAAGCTTTCGCTATGGTTGACAAGAAGCGCAGACTTATTATGATCATCAAACAATCTTATATCTGGACTAAATCTTTATTGTGTGGTGCTGATAGAAATCATGGACAGGGTGTTTATTATGTTCGGGTGAAGTCTGATGATTTACTCCCTCTTCCTACGACAAATGAGTGGAGCTGGTGATGAAACTTATTGTACATACACCAGAGTTAGGCGACTGGACAGTTGTTGAAGATGAGCGTGGTAATATAATATACTCTGGACACGACAGTTTCAATGAGCTGGGTAGGGCCATTGTTGCACGATTCTATGATGATAGCGATATTAAATATCTAATTTACAGCGATGAAGAGTTTGAGGGCTTGTTCTAATGCTTCCCTACTGCATAAAGAAAGCTTCAGAGATGCCTTTTATCCCTGATCAAAAGCGCCTATACAGTGTCATCCTCAACAAACGAGGACATATCATCTCAGAAGGTGCCAACTCCTACACTAAAACATCCAGTCGCCAATACAGGGCAGCTAAACGTGTGGGAATGCCTGAGAAAGTATGCCTTCACTCGGAAGCGATTAGTATCTTCAGAAGCAAGGGAAAAGGTGTCAAGTTAGTGGTGGCACGAGTGAATTCTAAAGGAGAAGCTTGTCTATCTAAGCCCTGCGACGTATGCATGGAATTGGTCAGGTTGCATGGTGGGATAAAGTCAATAGAATTCTCTATATAATTATTTAATAAACATTGTTGACAGCTCTAGTGAAGTGATTCATAATTGATACAACAAATTAATTGGAGAGGAAACAAATGAAAGATTTTAAAGTTGGCGATAAAGTAGCAGTAATTAATGAGTTTCCGGGACTACCCGCAGGAAGTATTTGGGTAGTAAAAGGCTTTTCTGAGATCGGCGGTATCTCTTTGAGGGGTAATCTCGGATTTTGGAACACCTCTCGATTTGAATTGGTAAAAGAAAACCCTCTAGGCTCCTTCAACCTCAAAGAATCAGCTTGGAAGATCCGAACAGGCACTCCAGAGATTAGTCGCCTTACACAATTGTGGTTGTTTGAGCAAGGGATTGATTGGAAAGTATGCCGAGAAAGAAAATCGTTTAATTATTGCGGGGAAGATTACCTAACAAATTGTCAAGGTGGCGTACCGTCTGGTAATATCTATTATGGAAACACCGCACTTAGTTGGGATAGTCTTGAACAAGCAACAGAAATCCAATTAGAGTTTGAAACAGTTGTAAAGTCTGTTACTCTTATTCCGAGCAAGCTCCCACAGCTTCCTAAGAAGACAGAATCTGAAATTCAACTGGAAGAATTGCTGTCTGAGATTGCAGCACTCAACGCTAAAGCTGACACTATTAAGAATTCTATGGAGGACAAGTGATGACTACATTTACAAAAGATATGTTGCGTACAGGTATGCGAGTTAAGTACAGCAATGACCAAATTGCTATTGTCCTGAAAGACATCGGTATTCTGGCTATGGACGATGGCTTTAACTTTCTATCTCACTTGGACGATCACCTTCAAGACAAGGATAACGACGACAATACAGAATGGAGCATTGATTCTGTATATGAAGGGTATGAAGGTAACTCTAATATTCTAGACTTAAAGAACCTTGGCACATTAATCTGGAAGCGTGAGGACAAATCTCCCGAACAAATCCAACTGGGCGTTCTCCTAAAACAAATCTCAGAACTAAACGCGCAAGCAACTAAGCTTCAAGAAATTATTAACGTAAAGGCGTAAGGAGGGGTATTGTGGAAATTGATATTCGTAAAGAAGGCTTGACAGAAGTGGTGGATGTTATTCGCTTTGTTGACATGGGTGTCCTCCAAAATGCAGGACATTGTGTCTTTGTAACGGACTCAAAAGAAGGAGATAGGTTTTCTGTTGAGCTTTACTTCCAAGAAGATGCAGAGAACCTAATCAAAGCTTTGGAGAAAGCTATCAGTTTGGGGTGGTGGAAATGAGTGATGACTCTGATAGCCTCCGACAAGCATTACTAGCCAGAATTAGGAATATGATGAGTGTGAATGAGGAGTGTTTTGTTGGGCAATTCATCCTACAAAATCCTGATGTGAATCTAAAGCATCTGAAACTTTGTAATGGTATTGAGAATGGTAACTATGAATTTTGGATTGAGTGGAAAGAAGATGTGTAATCCTACCTTTACAGTCTCTGTAAAATAAATTGACAAACACAGCTTGCTTTCCTTTACACACAACGTAGAATTGACGCCACTGGACAAGAAGCTACCAAAACGCTTCCACAGTGGCAACATAAGGAGCTTAAAGAAGTGACTAACACAATTAATAACCCTGTCAAGTCAGTACAAGAAAACATTATCACCTTCCTAGAGGCAATGAATCAGGATAGTGAGGCTGTACAAAATTGTAAATCCCTCCTTTCTTGTGAGGGTATGAATTCTCATGACTCTGTTTACTGCCTAGAGGATCACTTCCGACATTGGCTATGGGTTGATTCTCCTACTTGGGTGGGGTATGACGAAGGTGACCGAGCTTATGCGCTTGAGTTGGGGAGAATTGAAATGGAGGTGGTATTGAATGGTTGGATTTATGAGGAAGACGCAGAATGACTTGGGAATACACAACTGAATACGATAAACTCCTAACAATCCTTGATCAAGATACACGACCTTGGCGGCCTATGGCGTTGATTCCTGCAGATGGTACAGAGGTTTACATTAAGTGCGGCTTTTCTACCTCTGGAAATACTCTGTTTGATGTTGGTCGCTATGAAGACTACAGCAAGCGAGGTTGGTGGTGTGATGGTGATCTGAAAGGGGAGTTTGATACAGAGTTCGGTAATTGCATGGAAATGCGCGGGTGGAAGACAGTTGAAATTCCTGAAAATAACTGAAATATCTTGTTGACAGACGTTTTTACCTGAGCTAATATTGGTCTTACTGAAGCAGAGGTTGCTACCAAGAAGCCGGTAGCAGAAGTAAGGTAGTTCTTCAGAAGGTAGTAAGGAAACAACCTCACATTTCGTGAGTCCTCCTGAAAATTTCTAGTAGAATGGTGAATATTATGGCTAAAACAAATGTGGTTCGTGGCGAATACTCCCCTGTTGCGGGTTCTGCCGTACGACGTATGTTCGACAAAGATGATAACTTCATTGGTACAGTGACAAAATGCCCAGAAGGTTATCGGATTGTTCGATTCCCTGACCGGAAGACTCGTGTCAAGGCTACACTTGCCGAAGCTTATCGTTCTATAGGGCGAGTTAACTAATGTGACTAATTCTAACGCGGTGAAAGCTTGGTTAGTTGAAGGTCATGGGCGTTCTAGTGTGTACAGTTCGCCGCAGGAATGGGCTGAAACCGATCCTGAATATAAAGTCACTCCTTTAGTTGGTATGTCTGAAGAGGGTGTTGGTCAAATAGCCCCTTCAACAGACGACACGCAAGAACGCATTAGTATTATGGAAGAACTCTATGAGCTGATGCAGCAGGAAATTGACGAGTTACAGGAACGACTAGAAGCTGCTGTCGAGGTGATTGAAGTTGTGGAAGAGTTCTCGGCTAAGAGGAGTGACAATTTCATGGAGAACAAAGTGACATTGCTGCTCATCTCAGCAGCGTGTCGTGATTGGCTGAAGCCGAGTGAATAAACAGATTAAAGTATTTAACTCAGCCCTGTTGACGCAGGGCTTTTTATTGCCTAGAATGATACACACAAACCAACTGGAGATATAAAATGAAAACTATCCTGATCTTTGATCAACTCTTTGAACGTCCTGTAAGCTTCCGTGTTGTCGAAGGTGACTATTCATTCCTCAACGAAATGTATGTCAACTCAACAGCCACCTCTGAAGAAGATCAAGATGTGCTAATGGGTCTTTTATACAAAGATGAGGAGGGCAACCTCCACGATGACTGGCTATCTAGTTTTCCTGTTGAGCAGGTGTCGTCAGATACCAAGGTGATTGTAGTAGGCTTCCTTCCTTAACAAATTCAAAACCCTATCCCTCTTAACCGAGGGATTTTTATTACCTAAAATTTAACAAATAATTGTTGACGGAGTAATGTGAGAGGATTAGAATCTATTTCAACAGGAAGCATAAAGCTTCTCACCAAACAAAGGATACGGACATGAATGACCAAGAGATTCAAGATGCGGCAGAAGAAGTTGTAGAGAATGCTTATCAGATGTACTTTGGAAAGCCTAGTGAATATGCTAAGGTGCCCTTCCCTATGTACTCCTATGATAACGCCGGACGGTGTTTCTGGAGAGGTTTTTGTGAAGGTTTGTTAAAGAAGGGTGCATCTCCAGAACAAGTAGAAATGATCCTCCGCAGTAAAAACATGCGCTGGATGTTTGATGCTGAGTCCGATAAGATTATGAGCTTCGGAGAGACTTTTGCAGATACCTCTTATATTGAATGGGCTAAAGAACAGGAGACGCAACCATGAGTGGCTCATCACACTTTATCCATTTCATTATGACCATCTTGACAGGGTGTCTCTGGTTGCCTATCTGGATTATTGCTGCCCTATGTTGTGGCAGTAGTCGCCGGAAGAAAGAAATGGACATGAAGCGTGAAGAACTTGCATTGTTGAGAAAGATTGCTAATAAATAAGGAGTATTACAGATGAGCTTGATTATAATTATATACTTGGTATTCACAGCAATTCCGGCATTGAAGTTCTTGACAGGACTGGGCTTTGTAATCTGGATTGTCGGTATCCCAACTGGTATGGTGGCTGGTGCTGCTTATCGTGACTTTAGTAGTGATCGAACCTTATGGGATTGGGTGGTAGGTGAGTGGATACAGAAGAAATGGAAGCTTGCAATTGTGTTGTTGTTAGTATCAAGACTGATCCCTTCCCAAGAAGTTACAGCTTATATGATGGCTGGGTATGGTGTACAGAAGCTGGCAGAGAATGAGACAGTTCAAAGCCTTTCCAGTGACGGAGTGGATGTTCTAAAAGCAATGCTAGCTAAAGTTAAGAAAGAGCTTCAAGAGCCTGACACAAAACCTACTAAATAAAGGATAGACAACAATGAAGCAAACCAAACACACATCACTAACAGCTCTATTCCGAACCATCCGTGAAGAGAAGCTAGAACAATTTGCTGTATTCTTTACAAAGGATGAGCTGACAGGAGTGGATGGGTATAATCTTTCGCGTCCTTATCCGTTTGTTAAGGCTGACAAAGAAGAGCTGGCGCAATGACAGATAAACAAGAATTCTATATTGTTCGGTGTTCAACATCTTATGAGGCTTGGGTTAAGAACCTAGCATGGAATAATGAAGATGGAGACCCCATTGACGGAGGTTATCACAAAGACTATGCTACTCTACTAGACGCTATGGATGAGCTTAAAAAGTACCCTGATGGTCAGGTGCTTGTATTCTCATCGGTAAAACCTTACAGGCTCCTAAATACATTTCAAAGTAGTTTTAAATAACCTTTGACAGCTACAAACCAAAGCTCTATAATCACCTCATTGAAGAATGATTTGGTTAGGAGCTTTTATCTTATGAGAAATTACATTGTTGCATCTTGGAACGATGCCGATCAGTATAACTACTCAGGTGAGCAGATTGGTAACCGTGGCCGTCAATCAGGTCGTGTTCACTTCAATCCTGATGGTAGTGCATGTGTAGCTTCTTATGGTGACGATGAGCCAACGACTCGCAAAACCTCTATCTCCATTCAGGATAGAATTCTTCCGCAGGCCAAGCGCCTTCGCCTTCTTACAGACCAACTAATCGAGCTAGAACAAACCTATAAGTCTGGTGGCATGTCAATAGAAAGTTATTCCATGTATCGTGCAGTGTTGATACAAAAGCGAAATCGAGCC